TGTTGATTCGGATAGTCCTCGCAAGAGGGCGGATCTCGTTGAGAAGGCATTTACCACTCTGTTCAAGGATAATAAAGATGTTACGCTTACGCTAAAGTATCACGGTGGTGCTGAGAAAAGCGTTATGGACTTGTTTAAGATAGAAGAGTCCTTTGGCGAAAATATTATAAAGATTCATAAAACATTAAGTCAACCTGAAATGGTTAAACTTTACCATGACCATGACATCTTAATTTACCCTACAGAGGGTGAAGGGTTTGGACTAATACCTCTTCAAGCTTTGGCTACGGGTATGCCAACAATATCAACAAGTCGGTGGTGCTCGTATGAAAAGTATCTTGGTGACAATATTATTGAATCAACACTAGGTAGGACACAACACACTGGTTATCATACTGGGGATGTGATCCTCCCAGATTTTGATTCAACTGTTGATCTTATGAGGAATGCAGTAGATAATTTTGATGCCCAGTGTGATTATTACTATAAGCAGGCTCCTGCGGTCATTAAAGAATATAACTGGCAAAAGCAGTGCGACAAGATGCTTAACTCTTTAATTAAGCGTGTGGGAATATCTATGTTTAAGCCAGTTAAAGCAATGAATAGAGATAGATATATATATTTTCAAAATGGTGCTGGTTACAGTACTGAATCTGGTACTCTCTTTTCAAGAGAAAACCCCGTACAGAGAGTATCTAATGACGAGTATAATTTGTTGATTAGAAATTCTAATTTTAGAAACCCAACAGATGAAGAAATAAGGAGCAAGTAGTGAGTTACCTAGAAGATGAAATTGAAGAAGTTCGGTCATATATTTCTGAGCCGTTCTCTCAGACTATTGATTGCAATCAGGGCTGGCATCAATTGATTGTTGATTGCCATAGAGAGCTGTCTGCTATTGATCCAGATTATAAACTTTACCAAGTCAAAGAAAAGTTTGGTGGATTGAGGTATTATATAGATTCAAGTTCAAAAGATTATTATGCTCTTCGTGATGTAATCAATAAGTTTGAAAGACTTTCTTTGCAAACATGTGAGTACACTGGAGAGCCTGGAGTCTTGGCTAAAGGAAAGGGCGGGTGGATGAAAACCTTGTCTACAGAAGTGATGTCGGAGTATGGCTATGAAAAAGCATAATATTGTTGTTGTTGTTGGAGCTATTGTTTATTTATTTTTTCTTATTAAGATGTTTCTATGAAAAGAACTGAACAGGAAGAGATTAAGAGAGACAAAGCGAAGGCTGTAAAGAATTCTGGTCGTGGTCTAAGGAAGGGCGATGCTTCGTTGAATAAATTCTTACTTGATTATAAGCATAATGAAAGAACTTTTACTCTTACATTAAAAGCTTGGAACAAAATGCGTAAAGACGCATGGAATGCTAGCTATAAATATCCATGTATTTCTGTTGTATTCGGTGAGAACTCCGAGACAAAGGTTGCTATAATAGACTGGGAAGTGTTTCAAGAGCTAGTGAAGGGAAGCGAGTATGAGTAAGAAGTATAAGTATAGTTTTTTCTGTGATAAATTGTCTGGCTATAAATCAATTGGTTTTGGCATTGGGCATGATGATGGGTATATCGGATTGTATATATTATTTTGGATGGTCGGAATCCAAAGAAAGATGGTAGCAGCGTGAGTCAATATGGTAATCCAATGTTTTTCCAGATTTTAGAAGAGCTACGGGCTCTTCACACAAAGAAAGGGCAGGATTATGGCACTGCGAGCGATCCTCTTGCTAATGTTCGTGCGTCAGTTGATTGGGGTGTCCCAGGTTGGGTTGGTACTTTAATCCGAGCAAATGATAAAGTAATTCGCTTGCAGAGTGCGGCTAAGGGAAGTAAATTAGTCAATGAAGGTGTTGAAGATTCTCTTATAGACCTTGCATCATATGCAATCATTGCTCTTGCATTATATCGTGAAGATAACGATATGAAGCAGGCTGTTGTTGTTACAGAGGATCTAAGAAAGAGCCTACATGCCTGATATTATTGTTGATACAGTCTTTTTATCTGAACAAATGGGTGATAAGGCAAAAGAGTTTACAGAATGTATTCGCATTGTCCAAGACATCATTGAGAATCCTGACCATTATATTGGGATGCAAGCAATTAAGTATGCCAATATGTTGGCTGGTTATAGAACACTTATGATTGTAAAATCACAAGCATTTAAGAGAAGGTCTAGTATTATGAGCGAGCAGGACAAGTTCGTTAATGATGTATGGAAAACCATGTATGAAGCATTATCCGAAAATATTAACGCCCTTAAACTGGCAGCAAGAGGAACAAACTCATGAAAGCAATACAGCAATTAAGAGCACCGAAAGCAGTTGCTCCTGTTGATGGTCCAGTAGTAATGGCAGATTTAGTTGAAGCGATTAATGACCACTTAGCGTTGAGAAACACTCCTAATTTTAAAAAAGTTAATGGTTTCCACCCCAGTTATACAAACCAATGTGCTCGCTATTGGTACTATATGTTTGAAGGGGTAGAAGTAACCCCGTCATTTAGCTCCCAGACTTATCGTATTTTTGATAACGGTCATGCCGTTCACGAAAGACTTTACAGTTATCTTAGGGGGATGGGTATCCTTGTTGGGGAAGAAATTAAAGTTAATCATACTGATCCCCCAATTGAGGGCACTGCAGATGGTATAATTAATTGGTATGGCGAGAAACTAATTGAACTTAAATCAATAAGTCAAGAAGGTTTCCATTACAGACAACTGCATAATAAACCTAAAGATGAACATTACCGACAAGCCCAAATTTACATGGAATGCCTGAACTTGGATTCTGGCTTTGTAATTTACGAAAACAAAAACAACCAACAAATTCTCCCAATCTTTATTGAGAGGGATCAACCGTTTATTGATAAATTATTTAAAAAATATAGGAAGTTCCATGGCTCTTATCTGAGCAAGGAAATTCCAGTGCAACCATATAAGAGGACATCGGCTAACTGTAACTCCTGCGATTTGGTTGCCCACTGCTGGGCAGGAGGAGATCGTAATGATGAAGAGAAGGGGAACGAGCCTTTTTAATTTATGCGAAAGCGTAAATGGACAATGAATCTTTAAAGATTTGTGCTTATGAAGATTGTGGTAAAGAGTTTCATGCAAAAGTTTATAATGCTATTTATTGCTCTGCTGAGTGCCGTAAGATTGTTACAAATAAAAATTTATTAGCGAGTTATTACGAAAAGAAAGCTAATAAAAACAAGAAAAGAATTTGTAAAACAAAAACATGCACTGCTGTATTATCTATATATAATAAAGAAACTATTTGCGAGCAATGTAAAAGAAAGCGTTTTGTAGACAGGCTAGTCTCATGGGGCTGGTCTGAAGAGAACGCTAGGCGTGGTATGGATTGAGCATCAAATCGCTTATCTCGTCTGTAAAAGAAACTAGGGTGCTTGCCATTGACCCGTCTTCGCACTCTCTTGCTTGGGTTATTTATGATGTCACTATGGATAATATTTCTTTAATTGCGTGTGGAAAGATTGATTATAAGAAAGACAAAAATATCTCAGTAAAGTTTGCGATCATTGACAAAGGTTTGTCCAGTATAATTAAAGAGTATTCCCCTAAACATGCAATAATTGAGCAATCAATTTATGTTCAGAACTTTGAATCAAGCAGGATTATATCTTATATAATTGGCTATAGCTGGGGTGTTATAAGCGCTGGTAGTTGCACAGTCTCTGATGTTAACCCTCTAGTTTGGAAAGCTGGTATCGGCTATAAGAATCTGGGAAAGAAGGATAAAGAGATTTTTATGAATGATGGGAAGCCAGGTGCTCTCCAGATAAAATTAAAGAATGAAAGAAAGCGCAGAGTTCGCATACTTGTATCAAAATATTTTGCTACGGGTGATATTGGTATCAACGATGATGATATTATAGATGCAGCAGGTATTGGCTTATGGTACGCAACAAAAAAGATACAGCAGGCTTCTAATGGCTAATGAACCGTATAAGGATAGATCATTTCTTTACGATATGTATGTCCAGAGAAGAATGAATTTAACTGATATCTGCAAAGTATTAAAGGATACATACAACATTGAGGTAACACCGCAAGCTCTTTATAACTGGGTAAAGAAATATGATTTGCTTAAGTTTAGAGGAAAAGGAAGAAGTCTTACAACGGCTGGTCCTAAGAGAGCGAAGTCTGCGGCTCAAGTTGATGCTGAAAAGCGCAAAAGAGAATTACGCAAGAGAAGTGAACTACAAAGAAAGAGGATGGGAAGATGAGAAGAAGTGTAACTACTAAAGATATCGCCAACTTTGCAAAGCTTGATATGATTTATAATCAAGTTAGAGTGATTGAGGCTAAGCAAAATGAAACTAAGTTTAAATGTCTTGGCTCTGGTGAGTGCTGTAAAATCGGTCTGGTTATTCACATGGCTGAGTGTGCAAATATTGCTTTTAAATTGCGTCAGCAATACTATTTGTATCTTGAAGATAAAGGTCGTATATTCGCTGAGAAGTGGATGAATGAAGTAATCTCTGACCTTACTGGTGCGATGTATGACAAGGATTGGGTTGCTGGTGGTGAGACTACTCGGCATTGTGCGTTTTATAAAGGTGGTTGTACCGTCTATGGTTATAGACCGATGGTGTGCAGAACATTTGGAACAATCACAACTGTAGACAACTATTGCCCAAGAATTAGAAACGCTAATGGCGCTATTGAATATTTCACTGGTGACTCTGTTATCAGTACTATTAAGATGTTCCAGAATTATTTAAAAGATTTCACTGAAGGTAAAGACGAAGGCTACAACATGGTTGTTTATATGCCTTTGGGGGTTTTAAGCTTTTTGCTTGAGTCTGAGGAATTAATTGAACTTGAAGATACTACTGACAAAAAGTTTTGGGCTGGTGTCCAAGGATGGCACAACTACAGAGTAGAGTTTACAAAGCTTCATGGTTATGATAGAGATGATTTAGAGAAGGTCGCTGATTTCACTGGAGTTCCATTATCATTCCCAAAATTCACCAAAGAGGATTGAGTAATTGATTTTCTGGAATAGTGGGGGAGCAGCTAGGGCTGGAGAAGGCTACGGCGATTCTTCTTTAAATATTATTTCTAATTTAATAAAACATGGCGTTCCCATTTCTGAGTTCGCCCCAGATCTTCCAGAAGAAATACAGAAATTAGATTTTGGTATTAACTATATGAGTGTTAATACAAATACTAATAGCCCAATCATAATCAACAACTGTCTCCCAGATGGTTATGTCCGTGGTTCTAAGTATTCAATTGGCTTTACTTACTGGGAAACAAATGCTTTAAGAAAAGACTGGGTTGACTCCATGAACAACATGGATGAGATATGGACTACATCTAAGTTTATGAAAGATGTTTTTATTAAATCTGGTGTTACTAAACCTGTTTACTCTTTTAGTCTAGGAGTAGATCCAGAGCTGTATTCACCAAG